GTAATAGCTCGCCCAGCAACTTTAAGGGTGTCTATAGAGGCATTTGCAATAACAACATCGTCAATGAATACCTGATTGTTTTGTACTATAAAAGGTGATACATCGTCTGATCCGATACTCCCGCCTTGAGGCAAAATAGCAAATCGGTCTGCGTTGACGTAGAACTCTGAGAACTGCCCACCGCTAGTGTTGCTATTAGATGTAGACGCTAAACCAAATCCAGCAACGGCACCGTTGTTATCAATCTTGACAGTATACTGAGCCTCAAGACCGTTAATAGACGATGCTTGTGTTTGGATCGTTGAGGTGTTGCCATCAACTGTTGTCGAAAGCTGGGTGACGTCTTGAGAGACAGCGCTTATATCTCCATCATTCGACGTGACCCTAGAGTCTAGGGCACTAATGGCTGTTGCATTATTATCAACCTCTCCATCAAGCGTAGAGACACTTGTCTCGACGTTATCCATTCTGTCAAGAAGGCCGCCGTTCTCATCAATAATGTCAATGCGATCATTCAAATCTTGTGCTAACTGAGACTCAGAGATGTCGTTACTAATAAAGTTAATCAGGTCTTGATTAGTTATATTAGGATCAACAGGTGTTATTGTGGCTACATCGCTAAATTCAGAAAAGTACCCATGCACACTTCTGGCCCTAATGCGGACAGAAAAAACTTCTCCGTAAGTGTTGATTGGAAACCTTATTACTGATGCCTCAGCTTCGTATGTTACTCGAAGAGGCGCGTTGCTAGGACTTGAATACTCAATCTCAACAAGAGACGGTGTTGCTTTCCCGTTCTGCAACTCATAATCAACTATGATATAACTTTGAACTGTCCCTATTGGCGGTAACTGCTCATCTACTTGATTTAGACTTAAAATAGCAGGTGCAGCAGATGCAAGAGCGTCTTCATCTTCAATCAAATACTCTACTGCTGCGCTCCATTCACTAAATACTTCGCCCTTAACACCACGAGCTTGAAACTCATAAGTGCTACCAACATTTAAGCCTTCAATCTTAAATACATTTGACGATAAGACTTCAGTTACTTCATATTCAACACTACCGACTTCTCGGTACCTGATTTGATTTTTCTGTGTAGCTCCGAACCTAGAAGAAGAAGATATGCTAATAAAGATTGTTGCTGTAGGGGAGCCTTCTCCGTCTCTAACAATACTTGTTATGCTTGTAGCCCCGTTACGTAGATTAGGATCATCAATAATAGGGATCTGAGGAATTACCTTTTCTGGGTCAATTCGCTCAGTAATAAGCGGGTCATACTCAGGAATAGGCCCAGTAAGAGCGTCAAGAGCTTCGGGAGCTGATGGCACTGTAGTAATTTGAGCGATGAAGTCACCTTCTGGCTGAATTTCAGTGACTTTTACATCAATAGATTCTCTGCCTAGTTCACCAAAAATAACGAGGTCATCCTCCTCAACCCCTGTGACAGGTGAATCTAAAGATAAAGTAGATGTTCCGGGATTTTGATTAGCAACACCAACAGTTGAGAGGCTGCCATCTGACTTTTGAATCTTGACGCCGTAGTTTTCCCCGGCTCCCATTGGGAAAAATTCATCGACCTCTATGGATTCATCAGAAAATACAGTCTTTACCCTGCCTGCTGATAAGCCTACAAGGATGACATCATGTTGGATCGTAAGTAGATCGCCTCGCTTGTAACGAAGGTGCTGAACATCCTGCTTAAAAGTAAAACGCTCTGGACGAAGACGTTGCTGTGCTAGGTGGTATCGACCGTACCTAAACGCTTGGTCTGGGTTTGTGACACCCTTAGCCTGCAAAGTCTCATATTTTTCAGCATTGCCTTCATTGAAACCATCATCAAAAACAAGACGTTCTGTGTTCTCAAAGGTTGCTTCGTCTGTAAATCTTACTCGAAGTGCCTCTGGAACATCTACAGCAGACACTTGGAAACTAAAGTCAAAGCTGTTCCGAGGACTGATTATCATCTTAGGCAAGGTCTGCTCTGTATCCCTTACCACGCTAATATCTGAATCTGGGTTAAAAGACCAAGAAGCTAATCCAGCTCCAGCGACCTCAGCAGCTCTTTCTAAGGTAGTGCCTTCACTATCTAAGACAGCGTTATACTTGAAACCCTCTGTTTCGCAAAAGGTAGACCATTCCACAAGGCTGTTAACGTCAAGCCTATCCTTTTCTACGGGCCTTCGATTAGCTGTTCCGCTCCAAATGTCTGAATAAATCCATGCTGGATTGTTTGTTGCTTGCTCTACCCAAGACGTACCGTTGTACACTGGCAGTATCGAGGTAGCGAGCACTGAAAGATTCTCGATCCTGCCGTTAAGCTGATCGTTCGCGCGAATACGCAGCGCCATCACAACCGTACCGTCTACATCAAACCCGTTTGAAATACGAATTGTTCTAAGGGCTGACCAAGTAATCTCGTTCTGAAATGCACTTGTATTTTCGTGTGTAGTTTGAAGCCTTGTGACGCGAACTTCGTATTGGCCGATTGGTACAGGGAATCGCAATCCTTTTCTAATTGTTTGCTTTTGACTTGATGATATTGTAAAGGAAGGTTCTTGAATAGCCCAGTTAGTTGTACCGACTTCCCTAAATTCAATCTTAAAGTCAACCGAAGCGCTAGTTGTCTTTGCATCTTTGTTAACTGAGTAGAGCGCACCAGAGAAGTCTAGGCTTATTTCTGAAGCGCCTGTGTCGGTTGTACGGATGGCAGACTCGCCATCAGTCTTTGTAACACTGCCGTTATCTTCTATTCCGTCAAATTCTGCATTACGAGTAGTAAAGCCGGGGTTAGTCTCAATGATCTCGTTTGTATAAAGACTCATTTGATCTGGTGTGCCGACTTCAAATTCTACATCATCAAATAGGTTGATGTCTGTATCACCAATACGAATCGGTGAGCCATTGAAGTTTGTATTTTGAGTAGCGACAGACCGGCCTTCTCCGACTTCTACGCCACCGATTTCTAATGGTCCATAGCCAAGACAGACCAGCATACGCAGGTATTGGTCATCGCCTACAACCTCAGTAAAAGGCTTGGCTGTCATTGGGATGGGTGGGAAATACCTAAACGTACCGTATAAACGAGGAATAGGCTGGAAGGCTGCAACTTGGTTGGAAGCTCCAGTCAGTGCATCTAATCGGTTGAAGGATTCTCCAGAAGAAGGCTGCTCAGGTATTTGAGGAGGAATCAGGGCATTTATAGCCAGCGAGCCTGCAAGACTTATGCCAACTGTAGCTATTTTAGTAGCAGTAGCTCCGAGATTTAAACTAGCAGCAATTTGAGGAGCAAAAACACCAACAGCGATTATAGCGACTGTTCGTAAGACGTCATCCCCTTGAGGAATAGGCCAAAGAACTAAGTAAGAATCCTCTTTTAAACGAGTCAGTCGATGAAGTTCTTCAGGGACTTCTCGGCCATTGATATAAGCAGCAACGGGCGCTCCGCCTGCTATCTCGTAGATGCTCTGCCCAGCATCAACTTCTGCATATACCCAGTCAGGCTTTAGAGGATGTTTGCTTGCTTGTACGGTAACGCTCAAGTTGTGAACCCCTTGTACCTGTAGAAACCTTCTACCCGTTTGTTCCAACGAATATCGTCGTAATCTTCTATGCAAGATGTGCCGCCGTTGTAGGCGTGTAACATCATATTGGGAGAGATGATAAGTCCGATGTGGAAAGGCCGACTTCTAATGATAACTACATCGCCTTCTTGCGGATCGTTTACTTGCTCTGTCATCTCAATTAGTTTTTGCTGTATGCGAGCAGTGCGGTCTTTGTTCTCTGCTTGCTCTAAACCTCCATCTTGTTTTCCAAGATCAATGCCGTAAGCACCTTTAAATACTTGTTCTACTAAACGAAAGCATCCGTGAGGTGCTTCATACTCTTTGCCAATGTAAGGTCTATATTTATCAAGCGACATTGCTTGGCGCAAATTGAAGGGCAGGGAAAGCATCGTTCAAAGCTCCTCTTAAATAAGAGGCAGTCACTTTGACCTGTGTTGCTGAGTTTCCATTAAGAGAGTCAAA